TTTTCTTTATCTCCAGAAGCAGGTGGCTTAGGTGTGCTTCTTACAGCTTCTTCTTCAAATTTAGCTTTAGCTTTATCTAGCTTACCATTTAACATAGTTACCATTGCAGCTGCACTATTTACGGCTACTTCTTCGTTATCAAAGTTCATGTTATCTATGAAATCTTTGTAATCTTCCTCTGTCAACCCGCTTTCAGCAAATTTATTTTTTACTTTTAATTTTACCAACTCACGAGTATATTGTTGCTCTTTTTCAGCAGCTGCTTTTGTAGCTCTTTCTGCATCCGCAACTATCTTTTGGATTCTTTCCTCATCAGTTAATTTCGAGTTATTAATTTCATCAATTTGCTTTTGTAAATTGTTTGTAGCTTCTTGAGCTTCTTTAGCTTTCTTTTTTTGCTCTGTCAATTCTGAACCATGTTTATCCATGATTTGCTTGATTATATCATCCATTCCTTCTGCTTCTTTGTCACCAAAGATTATTGCTTTTAATTCTTCTCTTGTCATATTTACTCCTTCCTCCAATACGCTTTTATACGAGGTCGCTCTCCTATGGCACTCTTTTACACCGAGTAGGCATTTATATTAGCAATGCTACATTGTAGCATTGTTAGGGTCATTATTTACATCCTCTGTTTTTGCATTTGTCTTTATTGCTTCATCGCTCGTCTTTTTCTCAGACCATTTTGCCATGTTAGGGCTGGTGTCTGCTACAAGTTGTGGGTCGTTAAACAATCCTACACTAGCACATGCTGTTACTGGTTCTACTCCAGCTTCTAACAAGTTAAGTAATCCTTGTGTCTTTGTTAGTAAGTTTTGATTCTTTTCTCTATCTGCATTTATATCTATTTGTGAAATCTTTATATCCTTGCATTCATAAGGTAAAGTAGATGAATCTACTATCTTCTTAACTATTTTTAGCATTTCTCTTTCAGCTTCTTCAAACATTATTATGTCTGCCTTAGCTTGAGATTCTGCTCCAGCCCAGCCCTCTGCTACTTGTAAAGCTGCACCTGTGTTTCCACCGGCGCTTGCGTTTCTATCTGGTACGTTACATGAAGATAAAATGTTTTGGTGCATATCATCTATACTTGTTTGTACTTCGTCTTGATTTAGATTAGCAGTAATGTATTTTACGTCGGCTGGCATTCCTACATCGCCTTTTACTTTTAATGCTAAATCTTTTTTTAGTTGTTCAAATCCTTCTTCATCTATATCGCAGTTCGTAAAAACTAGTATCGCTTGTACTACTTGTTCTATGTAATCTACTCTGTTAGATATCATTGTGTTTAATGCATCTACTTCTGTTAGTACTGGTTCAAATGAACCTATCATACTAGGATTTAATCTATATTGTACTATAGGTATCATCCCTAAAGGATTTTTCTCATCTACTACTACTTTGCCATTTTCTACTTCAAAATATTTGCTATCTGTATAACAACAATATCTATCTTTACCTGTTTCTATATTCTTGATTCTTAGGCATCCTAAAACTGTTCTTTTACCTATGCCATTAAATTTTACTACAAATGTGTCTTTAGGGTCTAACACATCAAAGTAAAATGGTGCATCTTCTACTGTTACATTATCTTCTCTTGGTAATACACTTCTATACGCCACACCAGATATAAACAAATCTTCGGCTAATTCTATATCTTTAGTTCTTTTGTTTACTAACGACATTATATCATTTAGACCTGTTACTTTATTATCTTTACTTATATCTTCTGGGTTAGGTGCTATATTACCTCTTTTTTGTATGTATTGTATCGTGTTACCAAATTCATATCCTTTTTTGAACTCTACTATAGCGTAAGGCAATGGTCTTATTACATTGTTTTTGATATCCGCTCTGATATCTTTTCTCCTTCTTAAAATAGGATGTACGCCTTTATAATAATTTTCTAGCTCTTTTATAGCTTGCTCATTTACATTGTGAGTGGATATTGCATTGTTTAATACTTTTAACAATTCTTCGCCATTTTCTATATTAGCGTAGCTTGTTAATATTTCTTTTCTACCTATCGGTTTCGCCACGACACTATCACCTACTTTCTTCACTATTTAACCCTACCATATAATGGGATTTTTTGCAAGTATATTATGTAAAAATGTTGCATAAAAATATACCAAATGCTATATTAAAATTGAGTATGTTTTAATTTTTCATATTCTACCTTCTAATTAATACACTCACCCAAAAAAGACTAGGCTGCCATTACCTAGTCTTTTTTATATTAAAATGGTCTCTTAAATACCTCAGCTTTATTATTTCGCTTGTTTTTTACATCTATTACCATGGCTAAGCTATCCGCGTAATCCAAGTTGTTATCGTAAAGGTTTTTTATCCTTTACTTCTTATAGTTTCCTATAAGTTCAGCATATCTTTTCAACCCTTTAGGTTGTCGAGGTCTCGTGGGTAGATTATATCTTTTCACTACCTATGCGTTGCCCCTGACTAGACTTTGGCTAGCCTTCGGTTCTGATTACCTTACTCTACAAACTTCCACATATACCCAGCAGCATATTTTCTGTTGCCCTTGTTTCTTGCTGCTCTAGAAATATTTTCTGGCAACATATTAATTGCTTTTGCTGCATCCGACAATGCTTCGTATTCTTTTATAAATACGCCATCTTTAGTATATTGTCTGACTTTTTTGAAATATTTTCTTTTACTTTCTCGGCATTTTAAGTTTCTATTACCATAATTGCAGTTTTCTTTAGGGGTAACCCATTGCAAGTTATCTGCAACATTATTTGTAATATCCTCATCTAAATGATTTACTTCTCTCTTGTTTTCAGGATTTGGTATGAACGCCTGTGCTACTAATCTATGAGCTAGCAAGGATTTCTTAGTATTAGGCTTCCCTTTAGGTGGTATTATATATTCTAAATACCCATTAGTGCATTTGTAAGGCTTTATTATCCTACTTTTAAGTAGCCTTTTCCCATTTCCTCCCACTTTTACATACCGCTCTTTTCCTCTGCATCTTCCTAAATTAGATATTTCATAATCAAATCCTGGAATGTCTTTCCACATTTCTTCTATCATATAGTATCACCTCAGCGTTACTATATCATATTTTTATTTGTTTGTAAAGGTTAGGTTCCCAGCTTTATACCTCGATTTTCATTAATATATTGCTATATTAAGCGACAATTTTTTCATCGTTTTTGTTCTTGCCCGTCACAGTAAAACTAAACAAACTTTGCATTGCTAGAGAGTACTCTTTTGTCCTGCATTTTGCATCTCTAAACCACAACTCCCTTATTTCCGGTGCCTTATCAAATATTCTAGCTTCTTTTTTCTTATTTGTAGGTGCAGGTACTGACCTTATATTTAATTTATACCCTCTTTTCTTTAATTCGTTAGTTACATATTCACAATATTCCGAACCACCATTATTCGCTTCAAAATTCGCTGCTTGTACTTTATTTCTTATTATTGCATCTATAACTAGCGGTCTTGTAACTGACTTATCCTCGTTTGAATACACCAAGTCATGCACATAGCAATCTTCTCCGTACTGATATATTATTGGCGCTGACAGATAATCTCCGCCACCCCATGCTATATCGCACGCCATAAATATTCTATCCGGTTCTCCTTCCGGTAATTCGCCATTATAGTACCTCATAAAGTTTGGTTCAAACAACGTTCCTTGTCTTTCTATCGGTGCTTGCTGATATTGTGCAAGCCAGCTCGCTATATCGTTATTCGCTTCAAAAGATGACCTTCTTTGTTTATAAAACTCCGTTCCAAATCCCACACCATAGTCATAGTTAAAGTTACTTTCATCATTTTCATCTAGTGCCGGCAAGTTTAATGCTACCCATCTTCTGCTTGCGTACTCTGGTCTTTCTTCTAACAGTCTTTTTCTGATACTTATTGGGTCGTTTATACTCCAGCTAGTTCCTATCCACACTATTTTAGCCCCTTCTTTTGCTCTGGCTAGCATATTATTATCTACATGGTTCCATGCAGTAGTAAGTCGGTCTGGATTTAATGCCTCTTCTATACCACTTAGTAAGTCATCGCTTATCAAGTACCCTCTACAGTCACAGGCTCCGTTTAGTGAGCCATATAGTGACCTACTTGTCAAAGTTGGGTATCTTTTTGCCCTATTTATATCTATAGTTTCATCTTTACCACTTGTGTTTGCTATCTTGCATTCGGGGAATATCTCATTCCACAAATATGTATTTGGGTCTTGTATTATCTCTAACACACCATTATACAATGCCCTTGTTATTACATCGGAAAATGCGCAATACAAATTACTCATCTCTGGATATTTGCCTAGTATGTAACTTATGAAAAACATCGCAATTGAACTATTATGTGTCGGTATTAGCCTTTCTCCCACTAGATATGTGCCTCTTTCTACTGTTATGCAGTTCCCTTGCTCCCATTTTTCTACTGGTAACTTTTCAATTTTGGTTATTTTTAATATATCAAAATTACTTTTAATATTTCTTACTATTTTTTTATCTTCTTTTCTAGCTGGAATATCGATTCTTGGGGGTACACATATATCAATTTTGTTATCTGTTGTGTAATGGTAATATATACCAAATGAGTCTAGGAGCAATTCTATATCTTTCATTAATTTGCTCTCTTTTTTCATTCCCTTTTCCCCAAAACGTATTAAATAACGCGGTGGTTCTTCTTTATCTTTCTTTCTTTTTACTCTAAATAATCCATCTACTAAACCAGCTAGTAATTCTAACCTGCTCTCTTTATCAGCTAATATATATCCCATATCTATACCGGTTTCTTGTATTTCTCTCCAATTATATCCATATTCGTATGGCTCTATATCAAATTTCCGTTTCCTACCATCTAATCCCTCTTTAGGTATTATCCATAACGGTGCTTGTGGTTTTTTGTAAGATTCTATAACATCCTTTAAGTAAGACGTCTCCATAACATCAATTTTTCTCCCCCAATTCTCGTACCCTCTCTTTTCTACTACCCACTCGTGATTGCCATGGCACTTTATCTTCTCCCCATTGCTAAATGTTACCTCGTAATTTGCATACCACTTTGCATGCACAGCAAGCACTTTAGCTGGCTTGCCATCCGCACTAAACACATAATCCCCTACTTTTAACTTGCCATGTGGCTTAAATCCTTTCGTTGTTAGCACAGGTACTCTATCTGCTATAAGTTTTCCTACTCTCGGCGGCATCTGTAAAAACATCTCATCTAGTTTCCCGTCGTCCATGTCCTGAAATGCATCTACTACCTTCTTTAATATCCTTCTCCTTGGCAAGTAAAACTTCTCTTTAGCATCTCTATTCCACTCTAAATATATTAAAAAATCATCAAAATTCCTTCTTGCTCCCCACAAATATGTATTTTTGTACATTTCGTACCACTTTACTCCACATCGTGGGTTCTTCTCTAACGTTTTTCTCGCTATTTCCCTCGCTTTTAGCACAGCTTCTCTATCTTCTAGCAACTTTCCCATGCTAAACGTGTCTTCTGTTACCTGATATTCCTCACTCTTACTCGCCTTTAGACGAGCTAGTATCTCTTCATTAGTCATTTGTAGATTCACCACCTATTTCTACTAGCCTATTACCTTTCCACTTTTCCTCCGGTTCATTCGCACTTTGTGCTTCATTCTCCGTATTTATTTCTTGAGTATATCCCTTCTTCCACTTATCATACCTTAAATAAAAATTACTCTTACTCATGCCCCCTAATTCCTTTGCACATGCTTCCCATTTCATTATACCTAACTCATATGCCTTCATTATCATGTCCTCTTTCTCTGGCTCTACTTTATATTTCTCCTCTCCTCCTATTTGCTTGCCCTCTTCCCTCGCTCTAGCTATGCCTTCCTTTATCCTCTCACTTACTTCTTCCCTCTTCTTTAACTCTGCCCCTCTTCTTGCTTCGTACATCTCACTACCCGTTAATTCCTCCTCTGTTCCATCTTCACTAACACATACCATACTCATCCCTTTCATCCTCATATATTCCATCATCTTTTGCATATTCTTCTCACTCTTCCCTATATCCTCTACATCCCTTATTACAATTTTATCTCCTCTACTTCCATTTAATACTATCGCATTTAGTATATAATCTGAACCTTCCCTCTCTTTATATACTCTATCACATCCATCTGGTACTAACGCTCCTTCTTTTTCCCTATAATATCCTATTACCATTCCATTTTCCTCCTCTGTTATTTTAAATAGGCGAGAGCCTGTATCATTTTTGAGCCTACGGCGAAAAAATTTGGATATGCCCATACTCTTAGACTCCGCTAACCACATTTTACCATATGAAAAGGAATATGTCCAGTAGACTAGTATAGTGCCTTTGCGGCGGAGAGGGTGATAAAATGATGGGGGGTGGGGGTTCTGCAATAGAGGGTCAGGGGTGGGTATACCCACTTGAAAATCTCTAGCTAAGCCAAAAAATAAATAAAAATATTTCAAAAACTTTTGCAAATTATATTGACAACATTTGTGCTATATAGTAAAATATAATCAAGGAAAGGGAGTTGATCCAAATGAAAAAATTTACATTCAATGGCAAAAAATATGTATTTAGGAAAGAGGTATTAATTAGCAACTTGGTCAAGTTGACAATAGGCGGAATGCTATTAGCATTATACAGTTATATGCTTAGTAGTATGTTAATAACAGTAATAGAAAAATATAATTAACGGGTAGTTTAGTACCCCAAAGGAGGAATAAAAAATGTTTAAATTAAAAGGTATTTATAAACAATTCAGAGCTTTTACAAACGGAATACAGTTCCAACACAGTGTAAAAGCATTTGTACAAGGGGAAACTGTAAAGTTTACTTCGTTAGACGGAAATACAACGTTAGGTTTATCACACGTTTCAACTTTAAAGGATTTATTTGAAAAAATAGAGGAGGAATAAAAATGGGATTAATTGACTCAACCAATAGAATTGAACGTGCTATATTGTCGGAAAAACAAGCACGCAAGCAAGAGCAGGAAGAACGCAGAAAAGAACGAGAGGAGCTCAGACGAGACAAAGCAGAAATACAAGCAGCAAAGAAAACCGCTAGAGAATATCTCAACGAAATATTCAATTATAGCTTTGAACGCAACGGCACGCCTATATATCAGGCGTTTCAGACACTAGAAGGTAGAAATGTGGTACTAAAACAAGTCGCCACGCAATACGGCACGCTAGTCGGCGAGCTTGCCATAGATATGTATGACTCAGAACTGCAAAAAGTATATAAAATGTATCTTGCCGACGAAAAAGCTAAAGGAATAAAGCACATCACACCAGAAGAAAAAATAATAAATCGTATTAATACAATTAAAACAATTTATAACATAATTAAATATATCGCATACGGATCAATATTGTTACTATTCTCACCTGTTATACTAGCAAGGTTGATCTGCGGTGATCCATCGAAATCAAAAAGAAGACGTTCGCATTAGAACGCCTTTTTTATTACTCTTTTTTTATTATTCTTTTTTGTTTTTTTGATACGTCTAAAACGTTCATATTTACGTTTTAAGGCGTTTATTTTTGTAGTAATATAATTACAAGGGTGAACCATGATATTAGATTCTATATAGCAAAACGCTCTAAATTTTATATTAAAAAATCTGCAAACTAACCTGCCATCACTATTCAAATTGCGCGAAATTATATTTTTGCGCAATGGTAATTATTTCCAAATTAACTACTTCCCTACCCCACCGATAAATTTTCTTGTGAAAAATTCGGGAAGTGCCGCTTAAATCGCCAAGGTACAGCCGTTTTAAAAATTCACATTACAATTCGGGTAATCTTGCAGCAATTTCTTCTGGAGTAATTTCCGTCTCTACAACCGAATGAACAGTAGCTTCTGTACGATTAGAATACATATCAGCACGATTTTGAGCATGGAATTGATAAATCCTAGAATCAAGTTGCCCAGCAACTGCCATTGTTTCTTCTGAAGCGTTTAGCCAACCTAGTATAGTAGCACATGCTTTTTGCATTTCTAAGGTACAAGTACCATTCCTATACCAATTTATAAACGTAGTATAAGGCATTCCAGCGCAAGCGCAAAACAATCTAATATTTGGCACAAGCCCCACATCGCCACATAGTACCAACCATTGTGAAAAGAAGTCCAACAATTCTTGAGATGTAGAAAAACGTCGGTTATATGCTGGTACCAGAGTGGATTGCGTTGTGAGTTGTATCTGCCTTTTAATCACGTCAATCATTTCCAAAGTTTTAGGAGTAGGCTGGGCAAGGTTAGACAAATCAAGATTGTTTTCCAATTTACGGAATAGCAAAAAATTGTTTGGCGTATTTATAGGTTTATCTCCTTCAGTACGCACAGGTATAGGTTTATCGGGGTCATATACCTCTGGGTAAATAAGCCTTGGATTGTTCTCCCCTATGTAAGTTTTATCAGCTAGTTTCTCATACAAATCAGGTGGGCAGCACTTTGCAAGCTGTTCTAACCTGGATAATTTTTCCTTTTTCTTTTCCTTATTATTTCCTTTTTTATCCAACACAGTATCATTTCCATCATTTACATTAGTTTCATTTGTTTTATCATTCTTTTTCATCCAATCACCTCTAAATGGATATTACCATATTTTGGGTACATGTGTCAATGGAACAAGCTACGCACTAGTTTCAGTGGATAGCTTTGGTAATAAAGGCAAAAATTGCCTAAAAATAGTTGTAAAGGAACCGAAATTTTAATGGGAACCAAGTGATTTATAGTTGGTTCCCGCAAGAATCAAGCTATTAGTGGGTTTGAAGGCAATTTAGAACCAAATAACCAAGAACCAGCGTTTGCTATACATTACTCTATAAAAAAATATTATGTGTTTTTTACCAATTTTTATTCCATATACTACCATATTATTCCATACTATTCCATATACATAATATCCTAGTTTACCTATTTTTCCTTATAATATTTATTTTATATAATATTTTAGTTCTTTAGTTCCTAAACATAATTAAATATAGATAAATAGAGGGTTTTATATAAGAACTAAATTGGAACTAAGACGGAACTAGAGCGGAACTAGATTAAAAAACAGCTCGTTTAGATATATTTTGTGTTAACTATAATCGTAAAGTGGTTTACAATACATTTTATCCATTATGTGGAAGTATTGTAAAATATTATTTTTATTATGAACAAAACTGGTAATTTTCATGGATTACATAATTTCTGTGGATAAGTCTGAAACTGAGCTCATAGGCTGTGTTTCCTGGTTTTGGAAATAGTAGCTTACAATTTCCCTAAATCTTGTTTATGTAAAATAAAACA